CACGGGGGTGCAGTTCTGCTTTCGGCCAGCAGTGACTGCGGAAGCCACACAGATTGCATTCCTTTGCCAAGACCTTGTTGCCTGTACGCAGGGTTTCACCCTTGCGGCGATACGTCTCGAACTCATCGGGGTAGGGTTTGAATTCCTTAACGTCGGGGTCTGTCAGGAATTTGACACGCTCCTCAGCGTCCGCCAAATATTTGGCACGGTCCTCATCCTGCCACTCCGGTGCCTCGACCATAGCCACCTCGCCGCTCGACTTGTTGACTACGATCCATCCGCCGAATGGCATGCCCGTCGCCGCAGAGTAGAGAAAGCCCTGCATGACGTATCCAAAGGGATCATCTTCCTTGAGGCCATCGTAGCCACCGAACCCAGTGAACTTGTTCTTGAACGCCCAGTCACTTGCTGACTTGATGTCCCACACTTTCTCTGTGCCGGTCTCGTCACGTATGATTACGTCGAGTGTGCCCTTGATCGTTTGATCACCCACCTTCAGTTCGACCTGACGCTGGGCATCCACGATGTCCACGCCCGCCTCTCGCATGACAAGCATGAGGATAGCCTCTGTGATGTCACCGAAGATAAATCGAAACAGCGTATTGTACTGCATCGACTCCTTGATGCCCTTCTTCTCTAGGACTTGCTGGCATAGGGGGCGACCCAAGCCGGACATACGTATGCGATACTCACCGCGCTTTTCAGTGAGTTGCCTGTTTACTGAGTGTCTCGTCTCGTCTACAAACGCAGAAAGACCTGCGGGGGAAGCGCTGGTCTCCCCCCGCAAAGCCTTAGACATGTAGTCCTGAATGTTAAGCAGCGTCAGCATCTTTGAAATCCGCAGCCAGATCGATATCACTATCGTCTGACATCAGCTTAGATGCTTCCCTGTGCCCGTTCATTACGTTTTCGTTGTGACCCTTGACGGTTTCCGCGAAAGTTCCCAACAGTTCCTTATCGTCGTCCGTGATAGCTACAGTGCTATCGAACGTAGGCATCGGCGTCCAGTAGGTCACGCTGCCCTTCTTTTGACGGTTCGTACGCAGCAAGATGCTGGTCTGCGCCATCAGTTTGTTTTGCTTCGTCAGACCCTGAATGAAGTCTGCGATAGGCTTGAACCCTGATCGCTTGAAGTAAGCAATCACCGGCTCGTCGGTCACCTCGACAGGCGTACCATCCGCAGAGTGGAACGTGCCACTGATGCGTCCATAGATAACCTGATTACAGACGACAGCACGAGAAGTCAGGTATCGCACGTCATCCTTGTCGAGTGCATCCTCCTCGTCACGAGTGAGGCGACCACACTTGTTACCGCCCTGCGTGTCGGGGAATCCACCGCCAAATGAAGTCTTCTGGACTGACTTGCATGAGAAGCCGCCCTTACCCTCGTTGGCCTCTGCATCCCACATAGAATACTCGTAGGTACGCAGCAACGCTCGAAGCTTGACTTCTTTGGCGAAGATGTACTGACCGTTGAGAAACATCTTCCAGTCGCCCCGTGTGAGGTTGTGACCGTCGTCCGTCTCCTGATCGTAGTTGATGTTCAAACGAGGAAGCCCGACCTTCTCAGTGGCACCGCCACCCTGTCCAGTAAGCTTCATCATCTCCTCGACGTTATCGCTCGACATAGCCGCTACGATGTTATCAAGGTCGTTGTCCATTTCCATTAGTTCTGTCCCTAACATGATCCGTTGATCTCCTTTACGTTCTAGGGTTGGTAGATAGATATTACTACTCTACGACGTGCAAGTCAAGCCAGTTATCGCCCATTTTTATCTCAATCTCGACGGGCATGTCATACTCGACACCATAGCGTCGTATCGTCTCTTCAGGTAGAGAGAGCATAGCATCCCGCATCAGCTTGACGCAAATGATTTTTTCATCTGGGTGACAGTCAATTACAATCGAGTCGTGGACCGTGTTGCATATCACAGACTGTAGTTTGTTTTCTATGAACAGGCTGTCGAGGCGAACGAGGGCAGCGGGCAAGAGGTCGGCGGTTGCGAACCCCTGCACCGGATAGTTGCATATGTTTGTCCTGTGTGTAGCCGTGCCGTACTTTGTCCACCGCGCATCAGGGAAAGCATACTGCCTGCCAGACGGAAGCGTCACTACGCGCTTCTCAACGGCCTCTCGCTGCAAGTCTTCATGCCAGAGGGATACACCCCCATACTTCTCCTTGAAGGCCCTGTAGTAGCGTTGCTGGGCCTCTGTGCCCGTAGTGCCACCATAGAGAGGCTTGAAGGTGTGAGCCTTCGCTTCTTGACGTGAGCAGCCTATGACACCAGCAGTGTAGCTGTGTACGTCAGTGCCGATACGCACATCATCGTACGCCTGCTGATCATTGGCTAGAAATCCTGCGACTCTGAATTCGAGTTGCGAGTAGTCGCCCTCAATGATCTTGCCGTCCTCAAAGCGACTCTCGACAACCTTGCGTATCTCGAAGGTATTACCACGTGGCATATTCTGAAAGTTCGGGTTACGAGACGAAAGGCGACCCGTCGCCGTAACACACTGCATAAATTCCGGATGTACGATTCCGTAGTCATCGACATTGTTCTTCATCCCCTCTACGAAGGTTCCCAAATACATACGCAACGCATTGTAGCGCACGTACGAAGATGCAAACTCACGGGCCGGACCCGACAGTTCGAGTTCGCGTTCAGCCAGTGTGTCCTTGTCCGTCTTGAAGCCAGCAGATGCCACGTCACGCACGTTGCGCGGTACGATCTTGAAGCCTGCCACCTCACTTGTCGGGCGATAGACCACACCCTTGCCGCCGCATGTCTTACAGATACGCAGAGCCTTGCTTGGTGTGCCGTCCTTGCGTACAGGTCGAACTTTGCCGAATCCGACACAGGTGCGGCACTGCTCACCAATTGTCTTATATACGACATCCGTGTTGTTGCGTACAGCGAGGCGGAAGTCCTTGCCTGACATGCGTGTGCGCTGCTTAGGCTTCATCGTGGCACCACGACGCTCCATACCCAAGTTGAACATCTGTGACCACGCCTTCTTGTCTCTTACCTTACGAGAGTAGAGAAGCATCGACCTGTCGTCTGGGCTGGTCAGACTGATGGGCGTGTCACCCATAGCCTCACGTGCCATCTCGTTGAGGCGCAGTTCGAGTGCGTCGAGTTCCTCTTGGTACTGCTTCTCAATCTCTTGTAGTGTATCTAGGTTGACCCGCAATCCGTTGCGTTCGATGCGGGCCAGTGTGTCGGCCATTTCAAACGACAAGCGCAGTGTCGGCAGTAGATCGTTCGTCATTGTATAAGTCCTCGAATGTAGTGCCAAAGGCATCCAGTTGTTTCAGGGCTACTTGCTCCGTGCTTATCACGTCAGCAATGCCATACTCTCGTACTATCTCCCACGGTATCTCGTAGAACGTCTTGCCCCCGTCCAGATACGGCTGAACAAGGTCCTTCTCCTTTTGCACTGTGTCATACTTTTTTGCAAGAGCAGCAAGTCCAAGAGGCCAGCGTCTCGCTTTTGATAGAACATACTCCGCAACCATAGTATCATAGATGTCTCCCTTGTATATGAACCCGCAGTCACGTATCCACTGCAAGTCAAACTTGATGTTCTGGCCCAAGACCACATCGGCGCAGTAGAGGGCAGTCTGAAAGCTGTGCATTGCGTTGGGCGTGGGTGGCTCAGTCTCGTGATAGTAGCAGTGGTAGAATACATTGTCTTCACCCAGCCACTTGTAGCCTATCGACACAAGGCGGTTACCGAAGTAGGGCAACGCAGTAGTGCCGCCGTTCGGCTTGCCCGTGTGGGTTGTCTCTACGTCAAAGGTCAGGACGTTCATTCCGACTCCTCCTCGAACCGCTTCTGTGCAAAGTATGCAGCGAACTTCTCTGTGTGTTCGTCTGATAGCATAGGCCAACGCTTACGTACGCGAACGTACTCCTCGTCGTACAGGTTTTCAAGTATCTCTTCGTTTTGGTGGTTGCTCATGTCGGCTCCCGTCCAACACACGTTCTCTGTGTGTTTTGATGCAGTGGCAGTTTGCACATAAAACATCGCATTTTCTTATCTCCTCTATCAGCGTTTTGATTGCATACTCTAGCATGTGCGCTATTGATTTCTTTTTAGTCTTGGGGTCTTTGTGATCAAAGTGCATGGCTACGGGGTTTTCATTGTAGCCACACACAGAGCATCCCTTCTTGATCTTGTACATGCTTATCCAATGCCTACGTCTGTATTTCTTGTACCTATCCGTAGTCATCAGTAGTACACCCCACGCTGAACATCTATCTGTGCATTGATGGGGCCGTGCCATCCGTTGATCTTGTTCTTTGAGATGCAGATGTGACGCACGATGTTCTCAACGTCACTCGCCCCTGTCTTGCCAATGCCGATGATGATGTCAGCCTCGCCAGCCTTGCCGGTCTTCGAGTTGTCCATCATGTTGTAGTCGATGAACTG